ATCATCAACATGGCTTTTATTAAAGATAGTTATCCAAACATAACCTTGGATGATATTCGTCTGGCTATTCGATACTCTTTAAACGGAACTTTAGGAATGAATCCTGAAGCATTTGGTTCTTTTTCACCATTGTACATTAGCAAGGTCATGAACGCTTATTTGAGTTATAAGAAAGAGGAAATACATGCTATGAATCTACGCAAGAAGTATTATGATGATAGAAACAAATTTGAAGAAGAACCGACACATGAAGAAAAAATTAAAGAAAGAAGAACCTTCATTAAATGGTTCATCAAAAAAATAACTGAGGAGGATAAATATGTTGCTGACTTTCAAAATGAGGTTTGGAAATTGTTGGGGCGCAAGCAGTTTATTGTACCCAGCGAAATAGACTGGGAAGATGCTGAAGAAAAAGCCGAAATATTGACCAATCGAAACGTGTACTCAGTATTCGCCAAAGTCATGGATAACATGAAGCCCGATGAGAAATTAGAAGAAAAAGCAAGGCTCAAAGAATTGTACGGGAGATTTTACATCATGAAGCAGTTTTTCACAAAAGTTACCGACATTGATATGTGGATTGCGGAATTATCCGATGAAGATATTATACCTTCGTCTTCGACAAAACAATAATCACTATATTATTTTCAAAAATATGAAAATGCCAGTCGTTAAAATAGATGAAGAACAAATCATGGAGATGCATTCTATCATTTGCGAGGAGTTGACCGAAATGTTAATACAAAGAGCAAATGAAGATGACCCAACTGAATGTGCTTGCTTGAAATGTCTTTCAGGTAGAGCAATGACCAAGACAATGGAATATTTGAAAGAAAATAAAATTGTTGAAGTCCGTTTGACGCTTAGTCCTTATGCGGACAGAAGAAACATAAATTAATATGGCACAAGGAATTTATAAAATAACCGAAACATTCGAGCAGATGCTCTGTGATTACACTGGCGCTCCGTATGCGGTTGCGGTGGATAATCAAAGCAATGCTTTATTTTTAGCACTTTACTACGAAAAGGTTTGCGGTTTGGAAATCACTATTCCAGCCAGAACTTATCCAAGTGTTCCTTGTGAAATCATTCATGCAGGTGCAAAAGTGAATTTTGAGCCAGTAGAGGGCAAAACAATTAAGGGTTCATACCAACTTAAACCAACCAAGGTTTGGGACTCTGCTTTGAGTTTTGATGCCGATATGTATAAGCCAAATACTCACATGTGCTTGTCTTTTACAGGCCCGTACAAAACTTTGAAGTTATCCAAAGGGGGAGCAATATTGACCGATGACAGAGAAGCGTATTTTTGGTTTAAAAGAGCAAGATTCAGTGGTCGAAATGAGATGTCTTACCACGAAGACCAGTTTGACATGCTGGGATGGAATTTCTACATGATGCCAGAACTTGCTACCAGAGGTGTATTAATGATGAATCAATTTTACAATACGGATGGAACTAAAAAAAGGTTTCCAGATGTTGAATTACCTTATCCAGATTTAAGTCAATTTGAGGTTTACAAAAAATGAAATTTGATTACATCGAAATAGGCACATCGGATTTTGAAACCATGTGCCAAGAACATCCCAATTTAGTTGGATTAAGTATAGAGCCTTTGGACATTTATTGTAATAGGCTACCAGCCCAAGAAAACCTGATTAGAGTAAATTGTGCAATAAGTAATTTCAAAGGTCATGGCGTAGTTTGGTACGTTCATCCAGATGACATTGATGCATACGATTTGCCACAATGGTTAAAGGGTTGTAACTCTTTTAATTCGATACATCCATCGACTAAAGCAGAACTTGATAAAAGAGAATTATCACATCTGTTTCGATTTAAATACGTAGAAGTCCTGACATGGAAAGACTTGGTTGCAAGATATGACATAACGCACGTGAATTATTTGAAAATAGACACTGAGGGTCACGACCTTGTTATTATAAACAACATGCTTGACTGGGCAATTAAGTCTTCGAGGTGTCCAGACGAAATATTATTCGAAAGTAATATTTTGATAAATGAAGACGAATTGAAATGCACTTTGGAGCGATTGAAATGTTTTGGGTACGAAATAATTTACACTAACAACGAAAACACACTTGTAAAAAAAGTTAGGGTCGAGGGATGATGAAGATAGACAAAATCATATTTTCAGTGGATGACAATCCAATGTATTTGGGATTTTGGAAGTTTATCAGCAAATGGACGAGAGAAAGACTTGGAGTGACTCCAGTGTTATTTCACATAACTGATGAAGAAACAGACTTTTATGAGGATGATTTTGGAATAGTAAAGAAGTTCAAATCATTACCTGAGTTCACCAGTTCTTTCCAATGCAGGATGATTAGAATGTGGGGAACACGTTATTTTATGGATGAGTTTTGCATGACTGGTGACATAGACATGATGATGATTGACAAGGAGTATTTTCATCGTGATTTGCATTTGTATGATGAAAACTCATTAGTCATTTATAGCAGTGACGCTTACGATAAAAACAGATTTGAGTGCATCAATGAATACGCTTTGGATAGGTATCCTATTTGTTATAATTTGGGAAAAGGAAGCGTTTTTGAAAAGATTCTGGGTACTTATGAATCTTTTGAAGATTACTGCAAAATCACTTCAAAGCATCATTATTTAATTGACCATTGCGATGAATTGTACTTTGGTCATAGGGTAAATAATTTTGAGCATGGAGTAAACGTAATCAAACTAAAAAGAGGGTTTAGAAGTTGCTTCATTTGTCCCAATAGATTTGAAAGACCTTCGTTTCTTTCCATCGATGAGCAGTTACAATTACGCAATAAAGAAATCATTGACATACATTTAATGCGTCCATACGAACTCTATGAAACCCAAATTAACATTTTAAAAGAATTGATTGTATGAGCAGAGAGGTTTATTTAATAGGATGCCATGTTGAGAATGAAGAGCAGTCTAATTTGTTGAGAAGACTGGTTTCTCATTTGAATTTCTTCAAAAAGGATTACGTTTTGGTTAGTCATACTATGTTGCCATCTGACATAGTAGAAAAAAGCGTAGGATTCATTTATGACACGTCTAATCCCGTATTTCGTAGGTGGGATTTAGAAAACGCTCCCCTATTTAATTTTTTTGCTCCAAGTTTTAAGATTTCATCGAAATACATATTGTATGGCGCTTCGCCTTACTATCATGTTGGAGTTCTTAGGTTGTTGTTAAATGGAATTAAATATGTTCAAACCTTGGACTACGATGTTGTGCATTGGATTGAATATGATATGTTTCCAGATTTTGACAGAGCAAATGAAAATGTAAATTTAATTGCTCAGGGAAATCAATTCGTTTTTCATGGTCTGGGAAGTTTTTTCAGTTTTGATTCAAAAGTTATCATTCAACCTGAATTTTTGAATTCTAACGATGACGTTTTATTTAGTTTATTGAAAGAGAATGATTATGTTGCTGAAATCGTCATCATGAACAAAGTATTTCAACCAAGTGCATTTAAGGTGTTTGATGTATTAAAAAGTTCTGGTGATTATAGTCAAAATTTTGACCAAGTTCCCGTTCACTGGTCGTTGTTTTCTACAATTAATAATGAATTACACATTTTTCTTTTGAACAGACAGAAAAGGGAAATAAAGGTGGATTATTCCTACAACAGTTTTAATTCTACAAGAATTTTGATACCTCAGATGTATCATAGAAGCCAGTTGGGATTTTTGAAATTAGATGGGACAAGCAGTTTCAAAATATCTGTAAACGATAAACTTTACTTTGAAATAGAAGCGAGTAGTCAATCTGTTTATGATAAACTAATCAAGGATACTAAGGTCTGGTAAATGTATAAAAAACTTGCGTTATATGGTGCTGGGGGTCATGCCAGTGAAGTCATTGCTCAATTAAAAAGCATGAATTATAAGGTAGACAAGTTGTTTGTGGACGAGCCTTATGTAAAAGATGGATACCACTCAATTGAAACTTTTAATCCAGATGATTATCTGTTGATGATACCAGTGAGTGATTCGTTTGCCAGAGAAAAGATGGTAAAAAAATTACCATCAAATACGGAGTTTTTCTCTTTCATACACCCAACCGCCTTACTGATGGAAGCGGATACTATAAAATTGGGTAAAGGGTGCTTTATCGGTGCATATTCTATTTTGACAGTAGACATCACCATGGGCGACCACGCAATTTTGAATCGAGGGGTACACATTGGTCACGGGTGTAGAATTGGTGACTATTTCAGCGCAATGCCGAGTTGTGTGGTTTCTGGCGATGTGGTCATCGGTAATCGGGTTTATTTGGGTACAAATTCATCTGTGAAAGAAAAAATAAAAATTTGTGATGGTGTGACGATTGGTATGAATAGTCCAGTTCATCACGACATCAAGGAATCAGGGATTTACGTAGGAGATAATTTAAGAAAGATATGAGTGACATCAAAGTAAGTATAATAATTCCAGCGTACAAGTTCTGCTATTTTATAGACCAATCGGTTTTGTCTGCTTTATGGCAAGAAACAAACTTTGAATTTGAAGTTCTGGTCAGAGATGATTTTAGTCCAGATAAAACCAATACAGTTTTAGAAAAAATTGCCCATCGTTATCCCAGATTAAAATATTTTCATGCTACTGAAAACTGGGGATTTATGAAGAACATTCAGTTTTTATTAAATCAGGCTAAGGGTAAGTACGTGGCTTATCTGGATGGAGATGATTATTATTTCGCTCAGGACAAACTACAAAAAGCGGTAGATTTTTTGGAAGAGAATCCTAAGTACTCAATGGTTTCGTTTGGTTATTACCGAAAATTAGAAAGTGGGGAATTTAGCCCAGACAAACCATGGGAGTTTTTCGGCCCGTTAGATGATACTATTGACGTAAACCAAATAGCAGAAGTGAACAAGGTTCAGTGGGGTAGGGTGTTTAAGAACTTGCCTAATCTGGTTAAGCCATGGATGTATAATTTGCCTACGCTGGATTGGGCATTGAATTACGAAGTTGCCAAAAGCGGTTTGGTTAAAAATATTGACGAACCATGGGGTGTGTATCGTCAAAGCAGTGTGGGTCTTTTTAATCCTTTAAGTGAAAAAGAAAAAAAGGATTTGGACTTAAAGGTGAAAATGGAAATTCAAAAACAACATAAAAATATAGAAATGAAAACGATAACGATTGTAGATTCTTTTGTGTATTCTGAGAACGTCAGGCTTAAATTGGAAGCATTTGTTAAAATGTTAAATGAAGATGGTCACGATATTTTGCTTATCAGTAATACCGTTGTTGGTGAAGAAATTTTAAAGCATTGCAAGTACTACATGTACGATAGCAATGATAGGTTGTTTCAAGACATTTTTGAAGATGTGAAAGATGTAAATCTCTGGAAAATCATTGATGGTTTCAAAGTGAATGAGCATACTTCTGGTCTTCAAAAACATGGATTGTCGGTGATGGTTAACTTCTTTAATGCGGTGAAAATGGCTAAATCATTAGGGTATACTCATTTTCAAAGAATGGAAGCCGATGACTTGTTTGGAGAAAAAAGTCGCCAATGGATTTGCCAAGTGCCAGAACTGGTTTTACGTGAAGGTAAAAAGGGACTTTACTATTACAATAATACCCCATCGGTTGAGCAGGAGGATGTATCGTTCCACTATCAGTTTTGTGAAATTGAATTATTCCTGAAGTCGGTAACGCACATAGAAAAACAACAAGACTATTACGATTATCTGGTCAGAGAGTTCAACCGACCTAAATTCATCATCGTTGAAGAATTCCTTTACAGAGAATTGAAACGAAATTGTTGGGATGAACTTTTGATTAGATATACTGATGACCAAAGTTTGGACTTTTCGGATACCCACTGGAATACCGAAATCAGTATTTCAAACATGAGTGAGAAATATCGTGGTTGCAGTACCCGTCTTTACAAGCACTGGGGCATGATGGAAAATGAAGAACATTATGATAGAGGTGGTCGAATTGTATTTACCTATAACTATACCGAAAACACGGTTGAGCGAGTTATTGAAGTCGTTGGAATGGATGATTCAATTCATACTTTAAGGCACGTGGTTTACGGAAAAAGAGGTTGGTCTTACAACATCATTGATTGGGAATTTAAGGCTATTAGAGTTTACCAAAACGATGAATTCCTCTACGAAGAAAGTAACTTAGAAGAATATTGGTCACGAATCGTTTTCAATAATTAAGGAGTCATGAAAAACCTGATGTATAAAATGGTTGTAATTGCTTCAAACCTTGTGGCTTTCCCTTGCCTACTGGTGGTTATCGTCATTTACCTTTATCAATTTCATAAGGCAGAAAAAGAATTTCCTAAATATCAGGATGTGGTGATTTTTTACGAATCCACATTTCCTTATTGTTTTTTTATTGATTTTATTGCTATTTGGTATTTTCTTTTTGTAAATTAGCATCATTGTATTATTTTTGAAAATAATAACCATGGCGACAATTGCATTAGGAATACCGACAATAAACCAAGCGGAACTTTTACAACCGACTTTGGAAAGATATAGCGATAACTGGTATGGTAGACATACTTACATTATCGACAATGGCAATCAAAACTTAAATCCAGTTGGGTCTAAGCAAAGGATTGTGAAGATGCAAAACAATTTGGGTGTTGCAGGAAGTTGGAATTTGCTATGCAGAACCATTTTCGGATTTGGCTATACGCATATAGCCATTTTGAATGACGACATTTTCTGGAACAAAACTGCGGATGACATCGAAACTTACATCGAACAAAACCCAGCAGATTTTTACGTTGGAATGGGTCAGTGGTGTTGTTTCGTCTTGCCCTATGACACCTACGCTAAAGTTGGTTTGTTTGATGACAAATTCGTAAACGCTTATTTCGAAGACAATGACTACGAACATCGTATGAAACTATTGGGTTTGAGCGTTCACAAATCAGAATTTTTTAATCCTGACGAGTACAAGCAAAGCCAAAGTATTAGAAAAGACCCCACTCTAAATAACAACTTCGAAAACAACAAAAATCGATATATTCAAAAATGGGGTGGACTTCCAAAAGAAGAAAAGTTTAGTACTGCTTTCAATAAAGTTCTGGTGTGATGCGTAAAATTTTAATTAACACATGCAAGATGATTTATTACTTAGGTGCTTTACCTATGGTATTATTTGTTTATGCTATTTTTCTTAAAGCAAATGCTGAAGACCTCAAGCCAGAAAATGAAAAACACTTTCTTAATGTAACCCTACAAAAATGTATAATTGTGTACTATGTCGCTCTCGCACTGATGCTGATTTGGAGATAAACACTTTACCAAAAATGAGAAATCCCAAGATTTACATCATAAGTGTTTACCGAAAAAAAGCCATCTTAGACCTTGGAGAACCTATGGAGTTTATAAGTTTTGTGGATGTTAATTCGGCTCTGTATGAGGCTAAATTGGACGTTTTAGAAGCACAGAAATTCACCTTGGAAGAAGCATCTTATGTAGTAACTGCATTAAGTAAGATGTTACCTGAGTTTTTTATGATAAATTTGAATCCCAGTTATCATGTACAAAAAGAATTCGGAAGGGTATAAGTTTTATTTATTGATTGGTGTTATAGTTGTTTTATTCATGTTGCTATGGATGAAAAACAACACCATCGATTCATTAAAAAACATAAATTCAGAAATCACTTATGAGATTTCTAAAGATGGAAAGTATATGGCTACCCAAAGGCAAAACATTATGAATTTGGAAGATGCTATAAAATCTGGATTGCTTGAAAAAGAGCGATACATGAAAAACATTAAAAGTCAGACAAGAATAGAAACAACCACTATAATTCAAGAAAAGTTAATCCCGTATCATGATACAGTTGAGGTTTATTTTGACACGGTGGATAAAAGATATTGGGTAAAAACGCCAGCCCCTATACGCTATCAAGACTCTTTCAATTTATTGAGTGGTAAGTTTACCAAAGACGGATTTAAATTGGACACCTTGGAAACAAAAAACGAATTTAGAGTTTCCATATTTGATAAGAAAAATGGGTTTTTCAAAAAGCCTACTCCAGTAGTAGAAATCAAATCGAACAATCCAAACACAAAAACTACCAACATAAAAAACGTAACTATCGAACAAAAAAAACCATTTTACACAAAGTGGTGGTTTGTTGGTTCTGTGGGTGTTTTGTTGGGATATTTTGTCATTTAATGCTTCGCAAACATGTTATTTTACAGATATGAATTCTACATACAATCAAATCAGCGCAACCGTTTATTCAACGGCTGAAACACAAAAACAATCTTACGAAATTGGCGAATACTTAAAGGAAAACAACATCGAAGGTGATGTTGTAGAATTGGGTGTCGCAGCGGGAGGTAATTTCGCCACCATATTGCTTGGATGCCGAGATGCAGGCTTGAATAAAAAAGGATGGGGCTTTGATAGTTACCAAGGTATTCAGTTGGCTGGTAAAAAAGACACCAGTCAGCCTGGTATTGGAGAAATAACCCATGATGTGAATGTACCAGACGAAGCACTTTTGGTATCAAGTGGTATCACGGTTCACTCGAAGGAGAATGTGATAGGCAATTTGACATCTTGGGGTTTATATGACAATGTTGAATTGGTAGAAGGTTGGGTACAACATACCTTACCAGAATATGCTGACAAAATTGATAAAATTGCGGTTTTAAGATTGGACATGGATATTTACTACCCGACTAAAATTGCTTTAGAATATTTATTCGAAAAGGTGGTTGATGGCGGTGTTGTGGTAATTGACGATTGGGCTTTGGATGGAGCAAGGTTGGCTTGTGAGGAATTTTTTGAAAGCATCAACTACAAACCCAATTACATTGAAGTACCGAATTCAACTCCAGTATATTTTTACAAATGAAATTCACTTTAATACACCCCAGCAGGAATCGTCCATCCATGGCGATGGATACCATTTTAAAATGGACTCAAAGAGCCAGTCCTGATGCTGATTACGAATATTTGATTTCAATTGATGACGATGACCCTAAATACAATTTGTATCACGAATGGTTGTACAAAGTTGTAGGGGACAAAATTAAACTTCATGTAAACGTCAATAAAAACGCAATTGAAGCAATAAATAGAGTTGCTCATTTTGGTAGAGGTGAGGTATTTATCATCGTTTCTGATGATTTTGAATGTCCTTACGAATGGGATAAATTGCTATCTGCTAATCTTTTTGATAAGACTGATTTTGTTGCTAAAGTGAATGACGGAACTCCATCATGGATAGTTACTTTGCCCATAGTTCACAAAGAATTTTACAATCGATTTGGATACATTTATAACCCAGAATATCAACACATGTTCTGCGATACCGAAATGACGTGTGTTGCTGGTTTGATGGGCAAGTTGGTTTACTTAGACCATTTAGGATTTGTTTTTGCTCATAAACATTACACCCAACCAGATGGAATGACGAAAGATGAGGTGAATGAAAAAAATGATTCTACTTGGACTCATGGAGAATCTGTTTTCAGAAGAAGATTAAATGAAAATTTTGGTCTGAAACCAGAGGAAGTTGTTTCAAAAAAGATTTTAGAAAAATTGGCTCACTGGGTATGAAATTAAGTATTCTTATTTGTACAATTCCATCTCGTTCAGAGATGTTGAAAAAACTGACCCAACAACTCATGTTGCTATTGGGTAAGTATGATGAATCAGAATGGGAAGTATTGATTCAACCAGATGAGAATATAAACGTAGGTCGGAAAAGAAATATTCTGCTCCAGAAAGCGTCAGGTGACTTTGTGGTGTTCATCGATGATGACGATGAAATTCATGATAACTATATCGATGCATTTATGCATGCGATTAATTGTAATCCTGATGCGGATTGTATAGGTTATCGGGGTTACATAACCTTTGATGGCAATTCAAGAAAAGATTGGGTTATTTCTAAGGAATGCGAAACGTGGCACGAAAAAGATGGGGTTTATTACAGAACGCCAAATCATATAAGTCCCGTCAAAAGAAAGATTGCTTTGCAAGTTATGTTCCCACAAAGTGATTTTGGTGAAGACTATGTGTATTCTATGGGAATTTTACCTTATTTGAGAACTGAAGTATTTATTGACGAACAATTGTACCATTATAAATTCATGGCAAAATGACCCAGTTAAGCATTTTGATACCATCAATACCAACGAGGTTCGGTAGGGCAAAAGCCTTGTACGAGAAAATTTTGGCGCTGGTGGGCGATAAGGACATCGAAATCTTGATGCTTACCGATAATAAAAAGAGGACGATAGGCGAAAAAAGAGAAGCGTTGAAAAATGCTTCAAACGGAAAGTACTTCATGTTTGTAGATGATGACGATGACTTGCTGGAGTTAGAAGATTTGTATCAAGCAACTTTTCAAGACGTAGATGTTATTACTTTCAAACAACGATGCTTGAATGAAGATAAAACTACTTTCACCATTACTTTTGGCTTGGGCAATGAAATAGAACATAACAATTTCAGAGGTCGTTATTTAGATTGCAAAAGACCCCCATTTCATATTTGTGCATGGAATGTCCGTTTTAGGGATTACGAATACCCACCAGTTAATTATGCAGAAGATTGGGGATGGTTGCAACAAGTTCTACCTCTGGCAAAAACCGAATTACATGTTCCAAAGATAATTCATTCATATAATTTTGACCCCAAAGTAACGGAAGCCAGCACTGAATCAAATATTGTCTGGCAAAACCCGAACACCAACTCATCAATAGTTTTACCCACACGAAATAAAAAATACAGAATGGTTACAAAAACTGGAAAAACCAGAGCAATAGTAAATCTGGTAAATAATAACGCAAATTACATGGATTGTCAGAAAAGATTGGAGCAGAGCGCTTTGAACAATCCTGATAAATCTTTTGACTTTTTCTGTTTTCAGAATGAAAGCGAAGTGAAAGCACCACCACATCATGATAATCCTTACGCCTTTAAGATTTACGCAATTGAGAAGATGCGTGAAATGGGCTATAAGCAAATTGTTTGGTTAGATGCGAGCATCGTATTGGTGGCTGATTTTTCACCAGTGTGGGAATGGATTTTTCAAAAGGGTTTTTTCTTTGAAGAAGCAGGACATTGGGCAGGCAGTTGGTGTAACCCAGAAACCCTGAATTATTTCGGTATTACGAGGGAGCAGGCTATGACAATGCCGATGTTTGCAGCGGGATATTGTGGATTTGATTTTGAACACGGGCTGGCTCAAGAGTTTTTTGCAGAATGGAAAGAGAGCATGCTGAATGGTTGTTTCAGAGGTTCATGGACAGACCACCGACATGACATGACTTGCGCTTCAATTATTGCTAATAAGCATGACATGGTGAAAGATTACTCTTCTGGTGGGCAATATTTTGCTTACATCGGTGAAGTATATGGTACTCCTTTGCCAACCGTTGTAGGACACCTTATAGGAAGATAATGAAAGACGAGAAGTTTGATATTTCCTTGTACAACGATGAGTTTTTCGAGTGGCACTTAAAGTACGCCAGAGAATACTCTATGGTGACTATGGATTGGCTTTTAGAGTTCGGACGACCATTTCAATCAGTTGTAGATTTTGGTTGCGGAATCGGAAGTTATTTGGAGTCTGCGTTTGCAAAAAATATCACCAAAATAAAGGGTTACGATATTGGAGGGGATTACGCAAAGAAATATACCCCTGAACACATTCAGCCGTTCATTGAGTATTTGGATTGCACAAAGCCCATGGTTACTGAAAAATACGATTGTGTTATTTCATTTGAAACCGCAGAGCATATTGAACCTTCAGGCACGAATCAGTTCTGTGATAATTTGGTCAATGCTTTGGGCGAACACGGATATTTATTTTTCACTGGCGCTCCAGAAGGTCAAGATGGTTGTGGTCACATAAATTGCCAAAGTAAAGCATTTTGGACGTTGAAATTTTTGGAACGGAATTTACAAATGGATGCAGTTATGACATCAATAGTTGCTCTTGAATGGAAAAGACTTGGCGCTCCTAACTACATCTGTGACAATTTATTAGTTTTTAAGCATGATACGGACATATAAAGACATTCAAGGGTGGTTTGATTACGAAAACATTTACGACAATCAAATTGATTTGTTAAAAGATGGGGATACTATTGTTGAGGTAGGTTGTTGGTTGGGGAAATCAAGTTGTTACTTGGGTCAGAAAATAAAAGACTCAGGAAAGAAAATTAAGTTATTCTGTGTTGACATCTGGGATTATGATGATAATGACCCTTACTACCATACGTTTAAAAATACTCACCCAGACTTGATGAAAGTTTTTAAATCAAATGTTAGCAAATTGGGATTAAGTGATGTCATTTTCCCAATTCAAGGTAGTTCGGTTAACGTAGCACAAACTTTCCATCTTGAGTCCGTAGATTTCATATTTTTAGATGGAAACCACAATTCTCCTTTTATAGAGGAAGATTTAACTATGTGGTATCCTATTCTGAAAAAAGGAGGTTGGATTGCAGGTCATGATTATATAGATTCTTCTGATGTTTATCGTGCAGTCAACAAATTTTTCGAGGGCAACGCAAATCAAGATGGGTCTTGCTGGTTAAAACAAAAAAATAACTGATGATAATTTTTGAACCTCAAAATAGAATCGAAGTGGTAACTCCAAAAGGAGAAGGATTTATTTGGTTGGTTACTGAATATGGTACAGAAACAGATACCATTTATACTATCATTTTAAAAGAATCTGGAGAGATGTGGCAAATGACTCATAAAGACTTAAAAGTAAAAAACAATTGGACGTTTAATCATAAATAACATGTATACTCAAAATAATGAAGAGGAATTAGTCAGGGCTTATTTTTCTGACAAAGACACTAAGCAAATGTTTTTGCTGGACATCGGTGCAAACGATGGTGAAACTTTTAGCAATTCAAGACAACTGATTCTTGATGGATGGAATGCAGTTCTGGTTGAACCAAGCCCTAAAGCGTTCACAAAGTTGAAAAAACTTTATCCCAGAAATGCAAAAGTAAAACTCAAGCAATTTGCAATTGCGGAAAGTACGGGAGAAGTTGCTTTTCACGAATCTGGTTCTTGGAACGAAGATGAGAGTGATGTTGCTCTTTTATCTTCAATAAAAGAATCTGAATTGCAAAGATGGGGTGATAGAGTATCATTTACCGAAACCAAAGTTCAGGCGTATTCTTTCGAAGATTTCCTGAATAAAGAAAATCTTTCAGAGGTAAAGTTTCAGTTTATATCAATTGATGCAGAAGGTGTTGACTGGGAAATTTTGAGTCAAATCGATTTAACCAAATTGGGTTGCGAATGCTTGTGTGTTGAGTGGAATGGTATACCTGATTTGTATACTAAGATGAAGGATTATTGTGAAAAGAATCACAACATGAGGGAACATTCCAAAAACCCAGAAAATTTGATTTTTATACGATAATATACGAATAGATACGAATTATGTACGCAGACTGGCTTTTAGAAGATAGACTACACGAATATTTTGCAGGGGAAAACCCAAAGTTTTTGACTGCATTGGACATCGGTGCAAATGATGGTGTTTACTTATCAAACACCAGACAAATGATTTTGAATGGTTGGAATGCCGTATTGGTTGACCCAGCAGAGACTGCATTTAAACGGCTTTTATCATTGTATCATATGAACCCCAAGGTTTTGTTGTGTAATGTAGGAATTGGGGTTGAATCAAAAAAACAGACCTTTTTTGAAAGCGGTAGTTATCAAAATGATTCTCAGGATGTTGCTTTATTTTCGAGTGTGGTGGAATCAGAAACCAAAAGATTTCCTGGAGTTCCCTTTACTGAAAAGGAAATAGACATTATGACATGGAGCGATTTTTTGAGTTTTTATGGACTGAAATATTGCAAGTTTGATTTCATCAGTATCGATGCAGAAGGATTAGATTGGGAAATTTTAAAACAAATCAATTTGAGTTATTACAGATGTCGTTTCTTGTGCATCGAATGGAATCAAAGACCTGAAGATGAGTTGAAAATTACGAATCACGCCAAATTATTTGGTATGCGACTTTTGGAAAAGAATAATGACAACTTGGTTTTTGTCAAATGATAAGTGTTGTAATATCATATTGCTCCAACGATAAACAATTCATACAAACACTATTAAATGAGTGTATGGAATTCTCCAGCGACATTGTCGTAGTATCCACTAATCATTTTTTAGATGGCAACTACGACTTGGAACTGGAAGACTTAACACAACCTTGCGTTAAGCATTTGATATACCCATGGGATGTAGACAAAGACCCAAAGTATTGGCACAACCACAATCGATTTTTAGGGCTTCAACAAGCGCAGAATGATTACGTGTTATTCTTAGATGCCGATGAAATACCTGACGGAAAATTGATGAAGCAATTTTTGGATTCTGGAGTTCATTTGTCTGTGCCAATAATCAGTTTTGAGTGCTATTGGTATTTCAGACAACCTGAGTTTCAAGCAGTTCAGACGGAGAGATGTGGTGTTTTATACCATCGGGCATATTTAACAGAAGAACTTATTTATCATCCGATGGAAAGGTGGTCATTTGAAATGACTCAAACTCCAAGGTTGAACATGGCAAGATTCGACAATCAAATTATCATGCATCATTTTTCTTGGGTAAGAACCAAAGAGCAAATGTTGAAAAAAGTTGAATCTTGGGCGCACAAAGGTGACAAGCACTGGGTATCTTTGATTGAAGAAGAATTTCAGTATTCATTCAGAGGTCGTGACTTCGTTCACAATTACAAATTTATTGAAGTAGAAAACACATTTAAAATCGATATATATGGAAGACAAGAAACCACAGAATCCAATTCAGTATGCTCATAAATATGAACTGGCTGATTATCCTTTGATTAAAGGGGGAAAGCAACTTATGAAGGATGGAAATCCTTGCAAATGTCACAAAGCAAATGTTCAGATGATTCCAAACATGGCAAATCAATTAGTACCATTTTACGAACATTGTACCACACATTGTAGTAGAGCGATTTTGGGAGTGGAAGGCGACCAAGTGGTATTTGTTCAAAATTGTGAAGTGATTGCTCAAAAATTCAAAATTGAAAATGCCACTGCCAATCAACCAAAAGCCAAACTCGAAATCATCAAGTAAACGAATTTTGGCTTACATGGACTGGAACTCCCCCACGGGTTTCGGTAACGTGTCTAAGAACATCATTGATAGAATCACTCAATTCTGCTTAGATAACAGAGTTGAAATCGATATTTGTGCAATAAACTATCGGGGAGAATCTAACGTACAATACAACGAGTGCGTTAAAATTTTCAACTCAAAAGATTACGCAAAAGACTCAAAAGACTTGTATCTCAATAGAACGGGATTTTTGAAACTCTTGTCTTTACGACCTTATGATGTAGTTTGGATGATGTACGATATTAACGTGATTACTCCTTTGATGCCCACTATTCGGGAACTCAATGAAAGGCAAAAAAAAATCACCCAAAAAGGATTTAAAACCATTCTTTACACACCTATTGATAGCCCACCAGATTCAAAATGGTTCAATAATATGAGCCAATTGGATGAATTGATTACTTATACCAACTATGGTTTAGAAGAAATCGAAAAAGTATTCGAGTTCAAAAAGAAAGTCAAAATCATTCCTCATGGATTGGATGGTGTGACCTATAAGCCAGTCGTAAAATCAGGTTTGAGAGAAAAATATGGGATTCCTAAAGATGCATTCGTGTATGGGGTCGTAAATAAAAATCAGCCCAGAAAAGACATCGGTTGCAGTTTGGTCGCTTTTGCTGAATTAAAGAAAAGAGTAGAGTCATTGACTGAGGTTTATCATAAAAACATAAAGCCAGTTTTGTATTTGCATACTTATCATAGTGACCCCAGTGGAATAAACATCCATGAAGTGGCGAGCAGGTTGGGTTTGAGGTTTAGCGAGGATTATTTCTTGCCAATCGAACCCAAGTATAGCAATGCCGAGTTTACACCAGAAGACATGAACGAGGTGTACAATTGCTTTGACGTATTCCTTTCTACCAGTTCTGCTGAAGGTTGGGGATTAACTGTAACTGAAGCAATGTCCGTTGGGCTACCAATCGTTTGTGGCAATCACACCAGTCTAAAAGAAATTACACGAAATGGAAAAGATGTTCACGCAGTCTTTCACCACTTTAAACATGTTCAAATCCACGACGGTAACGCCATTAGATATTGTTTGGACTCAGAGCAGGTATCCCATGAACTTTTCATACTTTTTACACACCACATCGAAAGAGGTGGGCTTGAGTATCAGGATTACTACCATCAGAAAAGTAAATATAACTGGGATAAAATAGGGGTGAGTTGGACACAAGTTTTAAACAAATACTTGTAAATTATAGTTTGCTTTGTTATTTTTGAAAATAACAAAAGCATGGCTACTAAAGACAACTTGATTAAGGCACATTTGATGGAACATAAGATGATAACATCTTGGGAAGCCATTGAAAATTACGGGGCAACCCGTCTGGCAGCGATTATTTTCAATTTACGCAAAGAGGGGTTTTTAATCGATTCTTACGATTATAAAGACCATGATAGACATGGAAATATTTGCATATATTCGAGATATATTTTACTGGCAACTCCAGAAAAGCATGAAGAAATAAAAAAAATGCAATTAAAACTCCTCTAATATGGCAAATTCAATTAAACGGAAAAATTACGTGGTAATACACCATTTGGGAAAACATGACCGAACACCATTCAGGTCGTGGTTAAAAAGCAATAATAAACAACAACCCATTTGTCCTTCTGAAAACGAACATGCTAATGATTGTGCTTATAATGAGGACTATCGAGAATTTATTAATTGGAAAAGGCAACAAACCCCCTAAAAAAGAAAGGGTGGAACATTCCGTCCCACCGCTTACTTCAAGCCAAGTACCGCAGAGTACTCGTAAACAAGTGCTAATTACTTAGCAGTCTTGTACACGAGGTAAGCGATGCCAATCAAAGCCAAGGTGTTGTGTACGTTAGTACCACCGAGCCAATTGGGGCTTTTGATGTCGAAAAATCCAGTCATTTTATTTTGCGTCAAATTGTTTAGTTTTGACAATACAAATATGGTGAATACTACAAAGGAAAAAAGCAAAGTTGAAGATAATCAACTTGTTATTTTTTAACAATAGATTCACTTTTTGTAAATTGCTTAAATTCAACAAGTTAGAAATAAATGTTTCGCAGAAATTAAATTTAACTTCAATTAACTTAATTAAAATACTATTAAAATCCAATGAAAAACAATTTTAAAGGTGGTATGTCCGCAAATATGACTGCTTTCGATGTGGCAAAAAAATGGAAAATTAGCCCTATCGAGTTTATGCCCATTCTGGAGAAAGGAACTGAACACGAAATGGAGCATACGGACAATGAAGACATCGCCAGAAGAATCGCTCTTGACCACATCGTAGAAAGACTGGATTACTATGACAAACTGGAAAAGATTGAAAAGATGGAAAAAGGTGGAAGGTTTGATGACCAAAAACTTTTGAAAGAATATAATGCAAACAAGAGCATCGGTTTTTCGGCAATCGCTCATTTAAAATCAAAAGGCTTAATTCCAAGAGCAGATGGTCAAAAAAGGAAATCTGAAAAATACATGGAAAAAGGTGGTCGAACAATAGCACAAACTCCTGCACCTGCATCTGACCGAGTTTCTGGAAGTAAAACAAATCCAAAAGGAAGTGCCAGTGACACATCTTTGGCAAGGTCAATAAAATTCAATGACTCTTTGCTTAAAGCAATTGAAAATAAGGTTAAAGCACACAATGAAGAATACCCATCAAAAAAAGTAACAACACCCACTGCAAAAGCAGTGGTGAGAAGGGGTATGGGTGCATATAGCAAATCACACAGACCATTTATTACTGGTGGAGCGCCAAATTCCAGACAAGCATGGGGTCTTGCAAGGTTAAACAAGTTTTTACTTAAAAAGCGTGGTGTAAAAGTTAAAAGCGCTTACATCCAAGATGATGACCTACTCTAATGGCTAAAAAACAAAATTTAGGAGATTGTTACGAAGTTGCTGGAAGGATGGCAATTTTGGGTCTTTCCAAAGCACCGAATGGAGAAAAATTCTTGGGTAAACCCATGGTAGTTCATGGAGAAGTTGAAGGTCAGGGTAAAATTAAAGGATTAAGGTATGGACATGCGTGGGTTGAAGACGATGTTTATGTTTATGATTTCTCTAATGGTAAAAATTTGATGCTATTAAAAGAAGTTTATTATTATCTGGGAAAAATCAACCAAGACAAGCCAAAACTCTACAAATACACCTTTCCTGAAGCACGTAAAAAAATGCTGGAAACCGAGGACTACGGCCCGTGGGACTTAATAACCGAATCAGGGTTATAATTTATATCTTTGTTAAGTATTACATTATGAATCAAGTATCTTTCTCAAATATGGATGAAATAGGCACACCAAATAAACCAATTGACTCTTTTAAAAAGGGTGGGGAAATAAAACATATTTCTGGTAATGCAGGTGGTTATCTCGTAGGTAAAAGACATTCTGAAGGAGGAATAAAGGCAATCAATAAAAGCACGGGTCAGCCATTGGAAATGGAAGGTGGTGAGGTGGTGATAACCCGAAATGCGGTAAGTAGTGAAGAAAAACATGAATTCGAAGGCGAGATGCTTACGAATCGTGAGATTTTGTCACGAATAAACGAGAGTGGTGGTGGAGTTTCTTTCGAAGAAGGTGGGGAAGTTTGTCACGTCTGTGATGCCGAGTATAACTACAAGGGCAAAAAGATGAAAGACATCGATATTTTTAAAGAAATGGCAAAGGGTGGCGAGATTGACGACATTTTGCAAGCCGTTGACGAACTGGATACAGAAGATTTTGAAGCAAGATTTGATGATGAATCTGATGCGGTTATGGAAGCGCTAAAAGACATCAACAAAAACTTTAACGGACTTAATTATTGTTTCAAGGGAAGAAAAAACACCCCTTATGAAGACAAGTATTTTTTCATAACTGAAGGAAGAACTTCTCCAGTAACCATGCTTCAGGTATTTGTTGAAACCCCACAATTATATATTAATATAATTTGGGATGACATCGTAAATAATTTTACAGTTTTACCCAAAGATTTTAAAATATATGTTAAACTATTTGACCACATTGCGTACAAGCAAATAGGTAGTTTCAAGGCTTTTACTCTTGGTGACCCCACGATGTTAAGGGCTTATTTTTCTGCTGATGACTATAATGTAGACACTTTTGGATGTGTTGTATTGGAGGATGAAAATCCTGAGTTGTTTGAAACTAACAACCCAGAAGTAAGTTCAAAAACTACAAATCAAGAAATTTTGGATTACGTAACGTACTGGAAAACACTCTTACCAGAAACATTTACTCCGTTTGATAAAATAGAAAATAGGTTTGTGGGTTCTAAATTTTTCAGAGCGTATGTAATAATTCATAGGGAAAGTATTTCAAGCCCCATAGAATTGAAGTATTTCATGGTGTATGCTGGAATGAACCTCAGTCGTCAACCAAAACCAAAAATTATCAGTTTTAATTTAAGAGATGATGAGAAAAGAATTTGGAAAGTTGATAGAAATATTCCGTTTACAGAATACTTGAAAAATTCTAAAGATTTTTCTAACATGTACAATTTGGATATTGTTATTGGCTATAAAGATTGCTACAACAACTTGGATTTATCTTATATATTGAAAAATGAAATTCCAATAAGAATAAAAAATACCTCTTATGCAGACAAGCAATGTACTATCACTTATTTATTGGATGGTGATAATGAATTTGCATTTCAATTTTTGTATGAAAATGAAGTTAAAACAGTATTGATTGATGGATTAGAAGATGCCGAAATGAATAATGTGGTGATTGATTTTGTGGATGTAAATACAGAAAAGGAAAGAAAATATATAGAAAGCAGAATAAAAGAACTGGGTTTAAAAATAAAATTGTTTCGTGCTTCTATGACTTTAGAGGAGTTTGGGGCGGTTCAAAGAGAATTAAGGAAGTATATTAAATTGCTTCAGGATGTGTATTTAAGAGAGAAAAATGCCAATCCACTTGGTTTTTTCGAACGCATGAAAGATGCTATAAAATTGGATTTTGGAAACATCAAAGCACAATATCCACCAACAACAAATTTGTCGGTCAATGGACTTCCAAGCCAACTGACTGAACAAGAATGGTTGACTGTGAGAAGAGAAGATTTCAAAATTTGGTTTGGAGATTGGGAGCAGGCATACTATGACCAAAACTACTCAGGTGTAAGTACAATAATTGATGATGCAACGAAAGAACCTCTGGCGGTTTATCATGGAACGAATGTAAAGTTCATAGACTGGAAAATTTATGAAAGCAATACGCTTCACTACTTTGCCAAAAAACGTGAAATGAGCGAATGGTTTGCTAATTCATGGAAGATGGGAGGTAGAGCGGATAAGGCAGGAATAGAAAGCGCCCAAATCAAACAAGGAAATCCATTTCAGGGAGCATTTTTGTATAGATGCTTTTTGAATATCAAAAACCCAATCGATTTTAGCCCTTTTGGAGTTGAAAAAGTAAGATTGGCAGATTTGATTGCATATTTGAAAATTAAATATGGTGTAGGTGATTTTGAATTATGGTCTAAAAATGACTATTTCAAAAAAGGGACGGTGACTATGGAGTCTACAATATATACATGGCAAATCATTCGTTTATGGCAGAATTTTAACACTTACGTGAGAGAGTTTACACCCTACGATGGATTCATTTTTTATGAGTACATCCCGTCAAAAGCAAACTCTGGAAACATTGAAGATGCTTCATTATCGTTCTGTGCATTTAGGACAGAACAAATCAAATTTCATGATGCAGTTTCATTTTCAACGGAAGTTGAAGATAGTAGGTTTAAAGAGGGTGGTGTAGTGAAAAATACTAATAAAACGAGAAAGCGTAAATAATTATATTTGTATATTCATGAAACCAAGACCAAAAAATATAAAAAAGAAAATGAACATCATCGGTGGAGGTATTTCTACCGATATTATAAAAAAAGCGTTGGACAAGGTTAGTGAAATTCAAGCCAATGCTCAAAAAAATGAATTAATAACAAAAATTAGTTCTAAAATGGAAACGGCTGGTTTTGTGCCAGTATTTTTAGATGGTAATTTTAAATCAGATTATGTCGATTTTCAAATAGAATTTCTTAATCCAGCATCATCAGGAATCATTATCAGCGCTAAAAATTTGAAATATAATTTGAGTTTTGTAATAGGATTAAGTTCATTGATTGATATAGATGAAAAAAACAAAGAGAATATAAAAATCGATGGTTCTATTAATTATAGTTTCAAAAGTGACAATCAAAATATAGATGATTCGGGAGTTATGTTCAATTTAAGTACGACTACTTTAAGTACTGCTATGAATCAATTGGAAGCGATTTATGAAAAAATGGCAAAATTGTATAATGAGGAATTGTTGAAAGAGATTCAAAAGGAAGTGAAAGAAGAGAAAGAGCAGGAAAAACAAAAAGACAAACCTAAAAAAGAAGAGCAGGAAGCCAAAGATGAGCGTGAAAAAAGCGAAGATGAAGGCGATGAAGAAGATGGCGAGGACGGAGAAGGTGAAGATGGAGAAGATGGAGAGAAGGGAGAAGGAGATGACGAAAATGGCGATGGTGAGGATGGAGATGGCGATGACGGGGAAGGTGAAGACGGAGAAGAAGGTGAAGACGGAGAAGATGGTGACGGGGAAGGCGAAGATGGTGAAGGCGAGGACGGAGAAGATGGTGACGGGGAAGGCGAAGATGGTGACGGGGAAGGCGAAGATGGTGACGGGGAAGGCGAAGATGGTGACGGGGAAGGCGAAGGTGAAGACGGAGAGGACGGAGAAGATGGTGATGGGGAAGGCGATGGAGATGGTGAAGATGGAGAAGACGGAGAAGATGGTGACGGAGAAGGAGATGGTGATGGCGAAGGAGGTGACCTTACCGATGAAGAAATTGACAGATTGATAAAAAGTATTACACAAACCCAAGGACAGAATCAAAGTGAAGGTGCGGATTTCGAAGACTTTTTAGAAAAGGTAGATAAAGGAGAAATTGATAATGACTTTACGGAACATTACAAAGACCCATCCATAACTTCACCACAAATAGTAAATACAAACACAAGTAACCCAAATCCATTTGGTCAAGAACAAGAATATGAAGAACCACAAATAACTGGTTCTTTGCAAGCATTGGCAATGTTTAGTAATTTTGCTAACCAAGAAGATTTTTTAAATTCTTTGCAAGGAAGTAAAACGACATTGAATGCATTAATCAATGGATTATCCCAAAATGAATTTAACCAAATTAAAACACTATTGGGAAATCCAGAATTAACTAAATTTGACCTTAAAGCACAAGCAAATCAAGACTTTGATATTATAAACAACACCCAGCCATGAGCAGAAAACAAGAATTATTAGACTTCATCAATACCCCAAGTACTTCGCCAAGTATGGCAGAACTTCAAAAAGATGCAAGAGAACAACTTGAACAATTAGAAAGAGCAGAAGCAAGCGCTAATCCAAGTGTAGATGCCGATATAAATTTTGCCATCACAGAATTACGCAAAGCCTTACAAGAAACCAGCAAAGAAAGTTCAATTGACAAAAGAGAAGTCGAAGACATCGTCAATAAAGAATTGAAAAGTTTCAAAGTTGGAATTAAAAATCTTGACACATCAGTAAAAGATTTGATTTCTACAACTCAAACCATTCAGGTGGTAAACTGGCAAGACGTAAAAGTCATGCTGGATGGTAAGGGAAAACCAAGAAGAATTTTTGATGTAATCTTATCGGATTTTGAAGCAGGAAACAATGTTTACTTGTATGGGGGTGCTGGTACTGGTAAAACTTATATTGTTGGAGAAATTGCTGATTCCATCAACTATAAACTGATTACAATTAACTGTAACCAATTCACATCACCTTTGGATATTTTGGGTGGTCAAACAATTGAAGGTTATCAGGAAGGTCGTTTAACAGAAGCATGGGGTAACTTGTTTATGCCTGAAGTGAATCCTAAAACTGGTCAACCATATTCAGGTGCGCTTTTATTGTTGGATGAGTTGCCAAAAATTGACCCAAACACGGCTGGTTTGTTGAATGATGGTTTGTCCAAAATTAAAGACCCTTTGAAGGAAAAAGATGGTAAAATTTTCGGGCCGACAATTACAAATGGTAGAGGTAAGGCAATCAATAAAAAGAAAATATTTGTAATTGCAACGGGTAATAGTAAATTGAATGAAGCGGACAAAGACTACGAAGCAAACTTTAAGCAGGATTTGTCTTTGCAAGACCGATTTGCTGGTTCTACTTATGAATTGATAATTGACCCAGCATACGAATTAAAGAATATCATGAGTGGTGTAAATGTGAATGGTCAGGTGGCTGACTTCGTTTTCATTTTTAACTTTTTATTCAAACTAAGAACTGCCATTCAGGAAAATAACTACTCATCCAGAGCGTTTGTTTCAACTCGTTCTATGGTTTCTTTCAGAGATACATACATTGCGTATCGTATCAACGAAACTATGGGTGAAAAACAAATTCCAAGACCTAAGACATTACAAATTGCAGTACTTTCTTTTATGGATTTGTTTACAGAAGACCAAAGGATTGTTTTATCGCAAGCAGTGGACTTACCACAATTTATGACTTTGATAGATGTCAAAAATAAATTACCACTAAGTGATTTGACGACTGACATGGATAAGCAAGAAGCACAAGCGTTAATTCAAGCGTTTGATTTGAAAAATGCGAATAAAATTCGTTAATGAGCAAAAAGTACATCATAAGTTATGGCTTTGATGCTGGGAAATTCATCAAAGAAGGCACTGAAATAGCCGAAAGGGAAAATGTATTTCAAAGCGGTGATGATACTCAAGCCAGAAAAAATAGCAGTTTAGATGATATTGGAGCAAACTGGTGGGGTTATAAGCCAAATGACCCCAGAAGTTTTAACGAGCAAATGTCTTTAGACAACATACTGATTTCTTTTTTGAATCAAGGAATGCTAAAAAAAGCGGATGATTTGTATGATAAAATATTGAGTACTATTGATTTGGGCGGTGATTTAAAACAACAAAGAATCATTTTTACCAGTCAGCCAATTGGAATTTTTTCGTTCGCTCAAGCATCAAAAGGATTAATTCGTTCTCTGGAATATTATTGTCCATCTGAAAATAGAATAATATCTCCTGATTTGGTTTTTAAAGGTGATATAAACGGCAAAGAATATTTTTTCTTTGAAGGAAATAATGATGAAGAAATTTTGGTTGAGCGAAGACAAGAAGGAACAACTTCAATTCTAAATAATTGCCCATTTGCGACTGCCCAGTTAAATTTTGATAGCGGTATGGTTTTGCCCTATGACAAGGATGGTAAAATCATAAATTTCTATGATAAATATAAACTTAGATATACTTCAACAACGAAAAAAGTTTACCAAGTAAGAGAAAAAAAAGGTGGAGGATATGCCCCCTATGTTGATTTGTATTGTCCAGTGGGCGGTAATTCGAATTGGACAATGGAAACCATGTTAGTACAAGCACTACCTATGATTCTATTATCTCGTGTTTTAGAAAGAGCAGGTGTAAGGACGAGGATTTTTGCGACAAATTTTATGAAAGTAATTGGTGATACAAATTACATGGTAACTCCAATTTTAGTTAAAGAATATGGAGAACCTTTGGATTTGAACAAGTTGGCTATTTACACATCTGATATAAGACTTTTTCGATACCATTTATTTAATTCTTTATTAGGTTGGTTTGTTGAGAATGGAGATTTGAGAAGTAATCATGGAAAGCATAGAATTCTTTCAACTTCTGAAATTTATGCTATCATGCCCCGTGTAAAAAATTATTATCAATACCTGATGGAAAAAGGAAAAATTCCGCAAAGCAATATTGATAAAGGATTAATGATTTTTGGAGGTACACCAATTGACCTTGATTATCCACAACGTGATAAATTAAACTATGAATCAACTCAGAAAAAAATCGTCAATGAATTTTACAGAATCAGTGATTACGTATCTTTAATGATGTCAAAGAAACCTGATTCTGTAATTAAAAAAATATTTGAGCGTGAGGAGGATAGAAAAGTATCTAAACAAGAAGTCGCTCAAACTTTAAGAAATACAATAACTCAAATTTTAGCCCCAATTCGTAGACCAGCAAATCCAACAGAAGACGATTTAATCCTCACTGACTCGGATAAAGATTTTAAGCAACAAGACGAAAAAAGGGCTGAACTTTTAGAATTAATTAACCGATATACATCATAACCATGGATTTAAGCAGATATACATTCCTGAATGGAAATAGTTTGGAAATAGTTTTAGGTAAAATTTCAGATATATCTAATCAGTACTTGATTTTAGAATATAGGATTGAAGAAAAAAAATCCGCATCTGGAAAAACATATTCTGTGATAAACATGTCCAGCACAAATCAATTTTTTGATTCTTCTATTACGGGTTTATTAATAAAAGATGCATCTACAATATTGTTATCTTCAGTTTACAAAGATGATTTGGTAGGAAGCGTAGTTCGGTATGAATTGGATAAGTATTTGTTTTCTGGAATATGGTTAAACACTTACGCTCAGTTAAACATCCCAAGCCCCATTTTTTTCAATGTAGAAAATGTGATGAATGACTTGAGAATGATGTATTTTGGTAAGCAATCAGAAACTGAAATTCTTAATTCAATTAGGAAAAACTGGTACGACAAAAAATATCAGAATGATTTGAGAATTCCTTTAATTGACATTTCGAAAAAATTTACAGATGAGTTTTCTATAATAGATGAACCAAGGGATAAAGACAAATTACTGGATTACATTGCTTCTTCAAAAAAAGAGCAAAAATTAGAAGTGCCAAGCACATTATCTAATAATTTTAATATTGTTAGACCAGATGGCGACATTCAAGACGACTTAAAATCTTATTTTAGAGAAGGCAACTTGTTTTTAGTTCAAAGAGATATACAATATAATTTTGATGTTAAAAACAATTTCATCCAATATACTTCTTATATTTTAGTTTACATAGATGAAAATCAAAATATTTCGGATAATAAAATTAATTTCTTTCCTTCTTTATTGATTAAAAAAGATAATAAAACATACGATGGCTATTTAAACTTAATTCAAGCAAGTTATTTGGGTTTAGACAAAAGAATATTTTATAAATTAGGTGATTTTATCAGACAAGATATTCAGTTTAAAATTAATGAAAAGTATGAAATAGGAACTATCATAAATTCAAAATCAAAATATATAGTAATAGGTGCTTATTATGACTATAACAATGAATTACAATATTTAAGTGTTAGTATTAGTGCTTTTACAAGCAAAACGGGATTGACCAATAATGCAATAAAGAAAAAAATAAAGACATGGACTGAATCTGAAATTGATGATTTAGCAAAAAAGAAAAAAGTAAGCATCGTTTCCCCAACAAAATCATCATACTTTCCAAAAGAGTATTTGTCAGAAGATATTCAAATTTCAAATCCTTTTCAACAAAAGGCTATGGTTAAGTTAAGCGATGAATTGGATTCTGTTCGCAACAAAAATGAGGTTTTGTATAATGCTTTCATCAATGTCATTAATGTCATCAATAAAAAAATACAAGATAAAATACCACAATCAAAATCGACATCAAAAACGGATTTGTATGGTATAAATTTGAAATCAAACGCTACCTCTAATGGTGTGTATTCTGGATTTAATTTAGAAGAAGCATTAAAAAATGGCCCTCTTGGTCAGGGATTGGGTGCGGACGATTTTATGCTTTCTGCATATTCTGAAGATTATAGTACTTCAAGTCCTTATAAATATTTTACAAACACTGAAGATTTAATTCAATATTGTGGTAAATTATTGAAAATATTTGTAGATTTAATGTATTATAAAAAGGTGATGGGTAAATATTCAAGAGAAGAATATTTTCGTCCTAATTTTTATAATCTACCATTATTTGCACAAAGTCTGAGCCTTTCCATAGACACTCGTTTTCCTGATTTTAGAATAAAGTTTCAAGGTACAATTTTATATAGTTTTGCTGAGGAATTATTTTTGGAGAACATAGGTAAATTTACTATTCAGAAGCAATTGAATTTTTATGTTAATATCATTAGACAATGTTTGAATATTGCATTAATTCAAAGGTTGAAATATGAACCTTTGATTGATTTTAGACAAAATGATGATTGGAAAAAATCTTTATTATTACTGAATCCTTATTTTACTTTGGATTATGAAATTTTAAAAGCCATTAATTGTAATTATGTTCAATATCTAAATCCTACTATTAATTCTAACCAAACCATTTCTTACAATAATACAGATACTCTGTGGATAGATAAGTTGAAATATACCAATTATGGTGATATTCCAGAAGAAATTATCATGGCATTATTTACTGGTACATCAAATATCAAAATATATGACAAAAGCGGAATTGACGATAAAAGCAAATTGATTAATTTATTTGAAAAATATGACCAGACCAGTCTGGAGGTGTTTAATGGAGCGCCATTACCGAAATTGTCAGTCGATACCGAAACTGATGATTTTTTGAGTCAACTTGACGAAATGGATTTCTCAGACGATAGTTTGTTTGTCGATTCTATCGTTGATGAAGTCAACAATTTGGATTTCGATGACCCATCCCTCTTTAATTAAATAAAAAATTATATATTAACTTCGCAAAAACTAATACAATGACTACCAAGGAAAAATACGAATTGATTGATAAAAGCCAAGTCAGTGAAAAACTTTTGACAATCCTTCAAAATATGGAGAAATCCAGCAAAAATTTCACTGATGAAGCAGTCAATTCAAGAGTCGATTCTGCATTAGATAAAATTATCGAAGGTTTCAAGGCAAAAAAACCAGAAGCCCTGCGTACAATTACTGAAGCCAAGAAAGAGGTGAAGGAAGAAAAAGAAAAGGCTATAAAAAAGAACGAAGGCAAAGACTTTTCTGACAAAAAAGATACGGATGACAAAACTGGTTTGCCTAAAAAAGATACTCTTGAAGAGCGTAAGGAAATCATAAAAAAAGAATCTGAAACCGAAAAAGAAGCCAGAGAAAGAGCAAAAAAGGAATTAGAAAAGGAAAAGGAAAAAGCGAAAGACGAAATTGAAAGTCAGATTGAGAAGTTAAATCGATTGATTTTGGAAGACCCTGCGTTGCGTGGTTTCAATACTGGAACTGCTGCGACTGGAGGTGGAAAAAGCACTCCTATAATTGATGCCGAGCGTAAAGCCTTGCCCCGTGGTAGTAGGGTGAGTAAAAAAGGCTGGAAGAATCAATATGGTGCTTCTGATGGTGGTCGTAAGTACTGGGAGAATCGTGAGAATCGTTCCGACAGAAAGAGTCCTGAGTATGAAACTGGAAAGCCGTATTTAGCGAAGGGTGGAAATATTGATTCATTGGATGAACGGATGAATTTCGTTATTGCTTATAATTATGCAAAAGATAGGAAGGTAGACTCAGATAAGAGTTTTGAAGAATTTAAAGAAGAGTTTAAAAGAAAAACCCCAAAATCTGCGAAATATTCCGACAAGGTTATGAAGGCGACATACTATGCCTTACAACAAAATTACGCTAAAGGTGGAAATGTATATTCATCTGATGATATGTACGAAATCACTATGGTTCAAGATGGTATTGAATTAGATTCAAAATTGATTCGGGCAAGAAACAAAGGAGAAGCCAGAATGATTTTTGAGGATATGTACTTGGATAAATATCAAGATGAGTTTGGAGAGTTTGAAATTAAAATTGAATTAGCCAAAAACAAGATGTCCAGAGGTGGGGGAATCGGATTTAAGAATTTTGGTAAAACCAAAGGTAGGTTTAAATTGACATACGAAGATGATGGTGAAGAACAAAGTGAAATCTGGTCATCCTTAGAAGAAGCCACGAGTAGCGCAATAAGATATTCAAGTCCCAAATTGGGTTATACCAACGTACACATTTATGACGAAACTGGCAAAGAGTACTTTTTCGCAGATGGTGGCTACACGGAAAGCGGTGAAAAACTCTATGAAATTGCCAACAATATGTCTGATAAGGAATTTCAAGAGGCGTTTCGCAATTTATCTGAAAAAGAAAAAGATTTGTATGAATCACTATTGCGATTGGGTGACGAGAGTAAAATTGCTCTTGCAACCGTATTAAATGAATCAAAAAAACCGAAATACGATAAACTCACATGGGATTTGCACAGATACGAAAAAGGTGGTGAAATGGCTGATGGTGGAGAAACTGAAGAGGGTAAGTATTATGTTATGGATGCAAAAGATGGCAAAATCGTTTCCAAAGGTTTTGATACGATAGAAGAAGCGATAGTGGAAAAATTCAAAATATTTGAAAAGACCGACAATTTCTTTTTAACCCAAAAGAAAATGGCTGATGGTGGAAATGTCGATTCATCTGATGGTGATGGTGTTTTAAGTAAATACAACAAAAAGGGTAACGAGCAGTTGGTAATTATTGAAAACTTTGATGATAAGCCATATTTAGTGTATGCGGTTTATGTAGATGGTGAATATGACCGTCGAATTAAAGTGAAGAAAAGCAATCCTTTTTTAAGTCAAAATAAAATGGCTTATGGTGGAGAAACTGAAGATTTTTTTGCTAATGGTGGTTCGATTAAAGATATTAAAATCGGTAGCAAAATTGGATTTTTAAGACCCAACACGGGTAGATATGAATATGCAGAGGTTTTATCTATGGATGATGAAAAAATAGATTTGGTGGTAAGACACCCCAAAAGAAGCCAATTGGATAATTATTTTACGGAAACCAAAGAAAGGATAAGACAGTTTATCAAACAACCTTCAGAGGATTGGAAAGATGGCAGAATGCTTGTGAAAATTAAATACGCCAAGGGTGGTGTAATCAAAGCCAAGAAAATATCCGATTTGAATTATATTGAAATTTTCGAAAAAATACCTCTTGGTATTGGTGCTACTTTTGCAACAATTTTGCCCGAAAATCCTGAAGGTGGTAAAATAAAATATGGTTTGATAATTAACGATATAATTGATGGGCAAAAGCCTGAAAATTACTTTATAATTAATTTGGATGACAAATATTATTCAGATGAGCGTAAATCATTAAAATCCGCTATTAGGAATCCATATACCTATGAGGATAAATTTGAAGCGATAAAGGAAGGTAATCATTTATTGGTCATAAGTATTGAAGGTACTCGCAAGCAAGGTTTAATAGATTTGATATATAAGACTTACATAAATAGTCGAAATACAAATGTGAGTATGGTTGGTGAAACGGATTTGCCTTTAGATTATCCACATAGATTCCGAAATGATTTCAATTTTGTGGTATTTAAGGGTGCAATATCGGATTTAATGTCAGTAGCAGAAAGGATTGAAAGTTCATTCTATTTCGAGGGGGCTAAATTATACAAAGAACCAACTCCATACATCATGCGTATCATCTGGAACATCCCTGCTATTTTGGATTTTGAAGATGAAGTTAAAACCCCTGCCACATACATTCCTATTTTTGAAGTTGCTGACGAGATAAAGCCAAAGACATCCAAAAAATATGCTGAAGGTGGTGAAGTAGAAGGTGTTGACTTATTTGAGGATTATGATGACCAACCAGAAGAAGTTCAGGCTATACTTGCCAACTACGACATGGAGGATAACGATTATGAAACCATGCAAAACCTGAAAGCGGAACTTGAATCTATTGGATACACGATGGACTTTGGTTTAGATGCCGAACCATACGACCTGCGTAAAATTGGTCAGGTAGGTAAATCTGAATTTTATGCTAAAGGTGGTATGATGGCTGATGGAGGGATAATAAATACAAGAGAATTAAACAAAAAAATTAAAGGTTGGTATATAAAAAATTACCCTACGGATGATTTAGGACAAAAAATAAACGATAAAATCACTTTCAAGGGATTTTGGGCTTATTTGAGTCAAGGCTACAATGTTTATGATGTTTTAGAAGTATCAGATAGTGTAATAAGAGAAAGGGTCTTTGAAAAATTATCTGAAATTTATGCGGTTGACTATGATGTAGTTTATAAAATGTGGTTGCGTGGTAATGAGTACGCTGAAGGTGGTGAAGTTGATTTTAATGAAAGAATGGCAAAAATGAGGAATGCGAATGACATTCTTGAAATGAAAGTGAAAGGTAAAATCGCTATGGCAGTTGGTATTGACAGAGCGATTAACTTGATGTCCAGAGATTATTCAATAGACCCAATAGGTATGATTGTAAGCGCAGTTCGTTCGGGTTTATTGTCATTGGATGAAATTAACCAAGATTTGGTTTCTAACGCAGAGTATGTGGCAGATAGAGTTACCGATGATTACAGAGATAGTGGACAAGGAATTGGCGGTAGTGACATGACTTATTTTACAAAAGAAATGCTGGATGACTCTGGTTATAAAACTGGTTTTATCAATAACAGATTGAACCGAGTTGATGAAGATGGAAATGAGTTGGTAATCGACAAATATGAAATGGAATTCTAATGAAAAACAACGTCCAATTTATCACTGAAGAGCAAGCATATCGCTATATGCCCAATTCATCTATTGAAAAAGATGTTTTGGATAATGTTCGATACACGATTGACAACAACAAATTTGCTGGCAATTTCTATTCCAGTTCATGGCAGGGTGGTGGCGATGGCTATTTGTATGAATTAGATGACTATGATGGGTATGTTGTGGGTGCGCAAAAACTCAAAGAGGGTGAGAAAATTTATCGTTATTTTACCAGAAGAAGTGCAGTTTCAGGAATTAAGCCTTTGATTAAAATCAATATTGATAAGGGTTTGTTATATTTCCTGAAACCAGATGATGAGGATTTAGATTTAATAGAATTTGAAACTAAAGGTATTCCAGTCAGGTACTTAAATATTATTCCAAATGAAAAACAAGAATATGCTGAAGGTGGTTATATGGCTGAGGGTGGGTCAGTAAATTCATTTGCGGATTTGACCAAATATGCTCAACAAAAAATAAAGGAATTCCCATTTTTATCTTCAGATATAGTTGCTTTATGGTCACTCGCTAAAGATGAAATTGCAGACGGGGAATCAGAAATGAACGAAGTTAGTCTTGCTCTGAGGGATATTAATGAATTAATTGCAGAAAATACTCAAGTTGATGAAACTGGCACTGGTGAAGAAGTTGAAGGTGCTGACTATTATGCGTTGTATCGGGGTGGTCGAGAATGGTATAATTTTAAATATTACGAAGATGCTAAAAGCGAATACGATAAAGTAACAAAAGATAAATATGATTCTACATTATATGCATTTAAAAATGGCAAAAGAATTTTAATAACGACAAGTGAAATAAAAAATAATAAATACGCACAAGGTGGTCAAATTAAATGGCAAGATGTGTTTACTGGTGACGGAGCATTGGTCATCTCAGAAAACAAAATGGGGTATGTTGTAAAACCTTATGGACGTAGATTTCATTTGAGATTCCCCGATGGTTCTGAAAAAACATATTCTGCCGAAGAGTTGGAATTTTACAAGGACGAAGAATATGCAGAAGGCGGTATGACAAAAACTACAAAAAACACAAAAAACAACATGATTTTTGATAAAAACGGGGAACGTAGAGTTGACCCTGAAGCGCTCGAATACATTGAAACTGAGGTTAAAATGTTGCCACAAACAAAGTTCATGCACACCGATACTAATGGCAAATATTCTGCTAAAAGGAAAAAATTGCATGAAGAAATAATTGGTCATTTTCATGAAGGTAAACCTTGCGTGAATAAAAGACCAGCAGTGGCAATTCTAACTGGTGGAGCGCCTGCTTCTGGTAAAACTACTTTTATCAAAAAGTACGTGGATTTAGACCCTGACAAAGTTTATCACGTGGATGCGGATGAGGTACGTGCAATGCTTCCTGAATACAAAGGATGGAACGCAAGTCAGACACACTTGGAAACGGCTGATATTGTCAATACTTTGATTGATGAAATCGGTATACCATGTGAACATGACTTGATTTATGATGGAACGATGAACAAAGCAACGAAGTATGAAAAAATCGTTGACAAACTTCATAAACTCGGATACAAAGTATTTGTCATATACATTTCTATTCCAGAGCAGGTCAGCAAGGAGCGAGTAATTGCTCGTTACCAAAAATCGGGACGTTATGTACCTATGGGCGTTATTGAAGAAGTTTACGATAACGGATTGACTGCTTTTGAGAAAGTTGCTCGTGATATGGCTGATGGCTATATCAGGATTGATGGTATGACTGGCGAGGTTATTGAGCAAGGTGGTATTCCAATGCCAAAAAACATCGAGTACGAAAAAGGCGGTGAATTGGATGATGATAAGTATAAAAATGCTACTGCGCTGGTTCGTTCAGCAGAAAGATATACTGAAGTTGAAACTGGAGAACCAGTTAAGAAAGGTATGGGTATGGCACGTGCTTCCAAAAAGGATGGCAAGATGAAATACGATTCAGTAGTTGTATTCCTTAATAATGGCGAACAAGTTGTTTATGACGAAGATGAGTTCCCCAAGTTCTTCATGAAAGATGGTGGAGAATTAAGGAGTCAAGATTACTATGATGGATTCCAGATGCAAGTGGTTCAAAAGAAGGGAATTCCAGATAAAGAAGTTCAAAAAGAAAACACAAAAATGAGATACCGTAAAGGTGGAAAATTATAAAACTATGGACAAAGAAAAAGTTGAAATAAAGAACTTTCACAAAAACATCATGGGGACTTTATCATTTGATATGAAGTTGCCGTCCATGAGAAAGTTTCAGGAATTTATTGTTTATCCAGTATCAAGAGAAGATGCCGATAAACCCGTAACAATTCAAAGCGATACCAGGATAGGTGTTATTGACCTTGAAACTGGACGTGGATTAATGAGTCAATCTCACACTGGGGGTGCTTATTTTGTTCATCTGAGTGTTGATAAGAAGACCATTTTTAAATTGGATGAAACACAACTTGAATTGTTCCGTGAAAAAATGCGTAGCACATCAAGAACTGGTGATGGAATAATCAAGATGGATAATGAAGGTGCGAGTCTATTTAAAAAAGGTGGTCGTACTGAAGATTATACCATCGACATGGTAAAAAGCGATTTAAAAGTGATGGAAGAATATGCTTCAAAAATCGCATCTTTGTTGGACAAATTAGGCTATGTTGAACCTTGGATTGCTTCCAAGATTTACATCGCTGGAGAAAACATTGAAAACATTAAACATTATCTGGAATACGAAGTTGAAGGCTTCCCTACAAAAAAATAAAATCTGATGAATTACGATAACTATTACAAAAATGGCGGTATGACAAAAGAAGAGTCTGTTTCCGCAATCGCTCTTAGAATTGGTGCAAGAAAAGAAGCAGTCGCCAAGTTCGTAGAACAAAATAACATTGATACCAACAAACTCAATTCCGATTTGAAATCAGGAGAAGTTTATTTCATGGATGTCATCACTGCAATTGTTGGTATGCCCAACAATAAGTATGAGAAAGAAATCGTGAAAAAATATGGTAGCAAGATGGCTATGGGTGGCAAAACCCAAGGTTACGATGACCGTGAAGACGAAAGACTTGGGATGAAGTATGGTAAGATGTCAGGAAAAGATTTTGTTGGAAGTCATGAAATGAGGGAACATTCACGTAGGGACGATGCCAGGTTTGAAGAAAGAATGGAAAAGGGGGGTAAACTTTACACTACCCAAATGAATGTTGGTAGAGCCAAATATGTTATCAATTATCACGATGGTAGCAAAACCCATAAAGATGGAAGTCCGTTCTATGATATTGATATTTTTAGCAATCGGAAAGACTTTGATAAGGCAGTAAAAAAACTTGAGTCTGAAGGTTACAAATATCGTTATGCAGTTGGTGGCATGATGGCTGATGGTGGCAAAGTTTCTTATGATATTGAATATAGAGATGAAGAAGGAGATACCTACGAAGCATCATTTGACACTTTAGAAGATGCAAAAGAGGAAATTAGAAAAATTCGTGAAGAAGGCGGTAGAATTACAGAAACTTGGAAATATGTTGATGGAAAGTTCTCAGGAAGATTTAAACATGGTGGCATGATGGCTGATGGTGGTAGAATAAAAGTGGGGACTTTTGATGAAGCACAATTAAAAAAAGGTGAAGATAAAATTGCCGTTCAAAAATTGCAGAAAGAAAGCGGATTGAATTATGTAGATTCTAAAATCATAAAGAAGGGTGGAAAAATGTATTTAGATGTTTACCTAATACCAAATGAAGAATACTATAAATCATCAAAATTTGGAAATGGTGGCATGATGGCTGATGGTGGTGAAGTGTATTATGTCAGGGATTTTTACCCAAATTATGATGAGGACAAAATCGCAAGTATTTTGAAGTCTATTGGTGCGAAAAAAGTCAGAAAAGCCAAGTTATATGGATACTCAAATCAACCAGATGTTGTTGTTTTTGAAGGTGATAAAAACGAGGCACAAGAGATTTTGGAAAAAGAATTTCCAGATAACTATATTTCAATTTACGAGAAAGATTGGGGTAGAAAAATGGCTGATGGTGGCGAAACTGAGCGTGATAAAAATGGCATGTTGTATGCTTTACAAGAGCATGTTTCAAGCGGTGAAATAGCAAACATCACAAACACTTCTAAATATGTGGATATTGATTCAATCAGGAGTAAAGCAATTCAATACTATATGCAAAATGGTGATAAACCATATTCGTATGCTGAACTTGAGTCTGTATTGAAGAAATTTGACCATACAAAGATGGCTAATGGTGGTAAATTAGAAGCAGGCGTTTATAGAATCGGTAAACCAAAAAGAATTAGCGATAATTTATACGAGCAAAAGATTGTGGAAATTTTTGATAACGGAGATATTGCAACTGCCAGTGATTATGGTAGAAAGTTAGGAGATTTCAAATCTCAAATGTACCCAATAATAAACCAAGAACAATTTGAGGAACAATACAGATACGCTGAAGGCGGTGCTATCGAAGACCAATATGTAGGAAGAACTGCGCAAGACATCTGGGATAGTTTGAGTGAACTTCAAAGACAACATTTTATTGGCGACCATGCTATTGAAATAGAAATGTTGAGCGACAAAAATTATGATGACTCGAAAAACGAATTTCCGAAAGAAATGACGAGAGAATTTGTAAAAAAAGCATATCGCTCTGACTGGGAAGGCTTGGATGAAGTTGTACAAAATAGATTTGCAAACCATGTTAGGAAGGGTGAATACGCCAAAGGTGGAATTATTAAAGTTGGTGATAAAGTTCGTTCAAAAATATTTAGTGGCGTTGAAGGTGAAGTTGTTAGTAAAAAAGGCGATATGCTATTTATTGTAAGGCGCAACGCTTTGCCTAATGGTGATATTCAACACGATGTTTTGAGGATTAATGAAGTAGAAAAATTGGCTAAAGGTGGTAAAACTGATGATATTGATTACTCCAAACAAACTACGGACGATTTTACTTTAGGCGAAATTGTTTGGGATGTAGATAATGAAAGGTACGGAACGATAATCGGGATTTATGATGATGATGGTTATGCTTCAAGTAAATTTGAATTAAGATTAGATTCTGATGGCGTACAACCCACTGAAAATTTGAGAAAAGTTGGTGATAAAGGTGATAAAGGGACTAAAAAACAATTGGATGAAGCAATCACACAATATGCAAGGTTGGTAAAACTATACGGCAAAGACAACGATTACCCTAAACAAATAAAACCAGACGATTCTAAAGACGATGATAAGCCTAAAAACAAATGGGAATACACCGACAAGGATGAAATCGAATATGTAGTTGTTAAAGACAAAAACGCAAAAGAACTCAAGTTTGATGGTAAAAATGTTTTAAGTGGTGTTCATGACCTTTTAGAAAAAGGCGGTAAACTCACTGAAATCGGTAAATACTATTCAAAAAATGATGTCGTTTCGGTTGTCGTTAATGGCAAAAATATCTTGGATAAAAACACCGTTTCTGGAGTTTGGATTAAGAAAGATGCTAAACCCATGGCTGAAGATGTCGCTGACATGAAAATTGGGAAAACCACTTTGAAAAAAGGATTTAACGGATGGGTAGCAAAAACCATGGTTGACAACTTTAAAGGTTTTGACTGGGACATCACCACAATTAAGAATTCTCGTGGTGATTTGACTACCACTGCTCAAGGTGGAAAATCGGAAGATAAAGGTGGATACAAAATGTTTACTTTTATGGTATTCCAAGACCCTGCTATTCGATTGAAATCTTCTCGTCCTGCTCGTGTAACAGACAAAGTAGTTTCTGCTCAACACGAAGAAGCAATGAAAGATTTCAAAGAAAGAAAAGAAGAAATTGCTGAAATGGTTGACGAGATACAAGCCAAGAAAAAAAGTAATGATGGAGCAAAGATAACCTTCAATAAATTGGCTGATGGGGGATATGTTGTGAGCAAAGCAGATGAAGATGGATATGTTTACATTTTGGATGCGGATGGCAAAAAGGTTTCCGATAGTAAAATACCAAGTGATATTGGTTATGGCAAGGTGAAAAATAAATTCGTTGTTAAAAAAGCAAAATATGATACCGAATTAGGCAAAAACGATGCAAATCAAATTGTTGAGCGTATGAATAGCAAATACGCCAAAGGTGGTGCTATTGGATTCGATGCTCTTGCTAAAAAGGTTGCCAAAAACTACGAAGGCGATAAAGTGAAAAAAGAGTTTCAAGATGAGTATGGTAAAACCTACGATAAGCAAGAAGCAGAAGAGGTCGGAAAAAAGGTCGCTGGTAAAGTGTATCGTCAACAACAAGCCAAAGGCAAAATGGCAAAAGGCGGTAAAACCAACAATCGTAGTGAAAACAAAATGACCCAAATTTCAAGAAAAGCCAGTGAGATTCGTAAGGCAGACGAATCATGGAGAGATGCTTTTAATAGAGCAAAAGCAATGATTGGCTAAAAAAAAATAAGTAAATTGCAAACTCAAAAATAGACAACATGAAAAAAATTCAAGATGTATTGGACGAAGTGGATTTGGATGTCAGTGAACTTCCAGAACCCACACAAAGAAGGATTCAAACCTACGCTTCTTTAGAAAAGCAGTTAATCGCTGCCAAATTGGAATTAGAAGCGTTGGATGAGCCTGATGCTGAAAAGCAACAAACCTATGAGGACGCTATCACGTACTTTAATGACTATGAAGCGGATGTTATCGAAAGCATTCAATCTTATGCAGTTCGTTTAAACAACGAATTGCAAGCGAAAGCCATGAAAGAAAGACGTGAGAGAGAACAAAAGGAAAAAGAAAACGAGAAGCGAATTCAAGCAAGAAAAGAAGCAGAGCAAAGAGAAAACGAAGCCAAAGAAAAAGCCAGAAAAGAACAAGAACAGAAAGTGCAAAAGGCTAAAGAAGATTTGGAAAAAGCAAATGCTAAAGCCCAAGAAGAAGCCTTGAAAGAAAAGGAAGAAGCCGAAGAAAGGGCGAGATTGGAAGAAGAAGCCAGAAAACCTAAAAAGAAATCTGGTGGCTTGGGTTGGCTACTTGCTGGACTCGGCATAGTAGCAGCAGTCGTCACTCTCGGAGCAACAAAAGACAAGTAAACTATGAAGGTGCAACAACAAGAATTTTTGATAGACCCACAACCAGTGAGATTATTGGATGTTTTTGTTATTGCACCTTTTTTATTTTACACTGCTTACAAGTTTGATTTACCGAAGCCCATAAAAATGGGTCTTTATGTTTTGTCTGTGTCTACATTGGTGTACAATGGGTACAATTATTTGAAGAACTCATGAGTTACAAAATAACCCCATACACACTTGCTCAGGCAAAGAAACTTGGAGTAGTTGTTAAGCCATCAAAGGTTAACGGCAAGAAATTAGATGTTTTTAAAAATGTAAAAGGCGAAGTAGTAAAGGTAGCAACGGTTGGTGCTTTAGGGTACAACGACTACCCAACATTTTTGCAATTAGAACGTCAGGGCAAATTCCCAGAAGGAACTGCGGAAAGACGGAGAAAAGCATATAAAATTAGACATCAAAAAGATAGAACCATCCGTAATAGTAATGGATGGTATGCTGATAAACTTTTATGGTAAAACATTATGAATATAACAAGAGAACAAATTGAAAAAGCAGTCAAAGGAAAAGGCTTTGCTTACTTTGAAAATGGTGACTACAATGTAAATATTGTAGGTGTAAGAAATGGGTCAACTGGTAAAAGAGTAACGAACCAATTTGATGATTGGATGACGGCTTCTTACAAAGTGAATGGTGAATGGAAATTTGCTATTTGGCCTTGCACAGTAGATAATGGTGATGGCAGTGCCAGATTGGTAGAAGGTCAGTATAGAGGTAGTTTCACCATAGGTAAACATCAGGGCAAATATGATGCTTTGAAACAATGTAAACCTCTAAAAGTGTATCGTGATTGGAATTTGAAAGATGGCACTTATGATGAGAGCAAGATTTACAACGATGTCGCTGGTTTGAACATTCACAAAGCAGGAGCAGATAGCGTAAACGTAAACAACTGGTCAGAAGGGTGTCAAGTATTCAAAAGGGAAAAAGAGTTTTTGGCTTTTATGGAAATCATTTTCAAAGCAGAAAAAATTCATGGTAAATTTTTCACCTACACTTTGATAAACTCTAACGATTTTGTGAAAACAAATAATTTAGATTAATATGGCGACCGTCAAGAAACCAACTGCACTCCCAGTTTCGTTTGAACAATTCAAAAAGAACCCAGTCGCAGCGGTAGCGTTTTGTATGCTCGCAGCGGTTAGTTACTTGTATTTGGATTTAAAGTCTGGCTATAAAGACCAGATACAAAATTTGAATATGAAATTAGAAAATTACGATGTTAAACTGGACAAAATGAACTACGCTCTTAAAAGGAGTGATTCTACACTTGCGTCAGCAATAACCGAATTGAGAATTATAACAACGGTAAAAAAATTATGAAAAAACAACTTATCATTTTAATTATAGGATTTATCATTTTGGATAATTCCATACCCCTACAAGCGATTCAACAACCTGCGGTAGACGAAGTAGAAATGATGCTAAAAAAGATTGAGGGCAATTTGAAAATGGCTTCTCAAGTAACGTCAGTCGCAAAATCTGCTGGTGACAAATTGGTATCAAATAAAGTACAAGAAAAAGCAGAATTGAAACAAGCGGTATCTGATGCACAAGCACAAGTTTCGGAATTAAAAAAACAAAATGAAACTTTTGCTACTCGCATGGTCGAAGCAGGAATTGATACTTCAGGGAATGTTGAAGACGTTAACTATTCAGGCCCAGTTTGGGATGATTATCAAGTATATTTGAAAAACGGAGGAACATCCGATTTTGAATATTTTAGACTTTATAGAAAATAAAATTATGAACTTAGACTCACTTTCCAGAAATAGTCGCTCAGTAGTAGCGTTTTTTATCATCCTTTGTGGATTTGGTATTTTATTCTCAATCATTTTTTGGGATTTTCCATCTGACCAAAAAGATATTTATTACTCCATCGCTGGTGTAGTTGGAACTTTGCTTTCCTTAGTGGTTTCTTATTATTTTGGTGCAAGTAAAACTGAATCGAATTATGAATCAAATACTTCAAATACTGATAAAGAGAATACAGAATCTTTGTAATCCAACGAATATCAAAAAATTGATTAATTTTGTCATTAATAAGAAATAACCATGAATAACAAAATGAATTTCGGAACTGCCATAGTTGGTTTAGCAATTACTTTGGGAACTATTTATGTAGTTGCATACGTTGCTGGTAAAGGCTGGGGCAAAGGAGCAAAATAATGAAGAAGGTATTTGAGGAAATCGGAAAAGCCTCAAAAGGGGAATATGGTACTGGTGTATTATACGCTGGTGCGGTAGGACTCATACTTTCTGACATTATTCCCACTCCTGCGGATGCGATTTACTTTTACACGGAAAAGAAACTTCGTGAAAAGTGGAAGAATGGAGAAATCACACCAGAAAAATATTGGAAGAAAACTGCCATGGCGTATTACTTGTACAATCCCATCTGGTGGATTTTGGTATTAGCGGTAGTTTATAATGTTGAAGGGGATTTAAACAAAAAAGCAAAAGTAGGATTAGCATTGGCAGGTGCTGGTGCGGTGATTGGAATAATTTATCGAAACTACTCCCAAGACATCAAGCAAATTAGAGAAGAAGTTTTGGCAACACAAGAGCCAGAACCAGAGTTTGCTGGAAAAGAAAAACCAAATCTTAAAGACCACATGAAGTCAGGTCAGTATCGACAAGTGATGAGAAGGGGTCAACAAATAAAATTCGTATAACATGGAAAATACACAAAACGCAGGAGGGTCTGCGACACCTGATTTATCGGCATCTGTTAATGCTTCCAAATTGGCAAACCCAGCATCCGTTGTAACACCAACACCATCAGCAGGTGAAATGAATGAGGGTGGTGATATTGCTCCTGAAACCACCAACGATGGAAGTCATGATTGGGGTCAATGGATAGCAATCGGTATCATCTCTTTAACAATCGTTTCTTTGGTGATGCAAATTGTGGTGAACAGAAGAAGTTTGGTAAGATTAAATCAAGAAGATAGGGATTTGAGAGAAAGGGTGAATAAACTCGAATTGAAGTTTGATAACTTTGAGAATACACAACCAATCAGACGTGCCGCCTAATTGTAATTTAAGCAAAAATGAATAATTGGCTTGATAATGTAACTTATGGAAATCCAGTAGATAAACTTCTGCCTTTTATGAGAGCAGGAGTTTATGATTTTCTATTACCTGACCTCAAGCAACATCCCTTTCCGAGTAATTCATGTGAAATGACTCAGGATGAAATTAGGCTTTTAATCGAATTACAAAACTCTGAAGAACAAAAAAATCCTACAATTTTCAGTAGGTATTTAGATTATGATAATGACATTGTAGATATGTTTAAGACTTTTTGTAAGAAAAGATTA